GGGCTGATCGACCATCTCCAAGCGCGGACCACGAACCCCATAGTCCGGGGGATGCTCGCCAAAATCAAACGGTTGAACCTTAAGACGAAGATTGTCGTTAGGAATCCTGAAGGCCCGATGGCCTTGCGCACTCCTGAGTTTCAACGTTGGTTTGGGGATAGCAAGGTTGTCGATGAAAATGGCAATCCGCTGGTGGTGTATCACGGTACAAAAGCATTTGAGGAGCATGGCGATAGAAAAGGCGAAGCTATTCGCCAGTTTGCTGGCTTACCAAATTGGTTTGCTGAAGAGGCATATACCGCTCGCGGTTACGCTGGTGCAAAAGGCACGATGTATCCTGTGTACTTGTCAATAAAAAACCCATTGACAATTACAGATTTTGACATGAACGATGACGCAATGTTTGCGTATGCTTTGGCTAGACGGCTTGGTGTTGATGTCGAATTTCTGTACCTTGGGAGAGATGCAAAAGCCTACAACGTAGTAAATACCCCGCAATTTGTTGAAGCGGCGCAGGAGGCAGGATATGACGGCATTAAAGTTAAAGAGGGTGGTTACAACACCTACGCCGCTTTTGAGCCCACACAAATTAAATCCGCCATTGGCAATGTAGGAACTTACGACCCTAACAATCCGGACATTCGTTACGCCTCCAACAAAGCTGGTTCATTTGACCCCCGCACCAACACAATCGCGCTGGACCCCGATAACGGATTGAACGAACACACGGTGCTGCACGAGTTGATGCACGCTGCTATTTCCCATGTGTTGCGCAACCCAAGTCTGCCGATCACCAAGCAACTGACCGAACTGTTTGATGGAATACGAGGTCAGATGGGTACTGCCTATGGTGCCCAAGACATTCAGGAATTCACGTCTGAGTTGTTTAGTAACCCAGAATTCCAAGCACTGCTCAAAGAGATCAAGGCTCCTAAGAGCGGCAGTCTGTTCAAACGGATTGTGCAAGCACTGGCAAACTTCTTTGGATTTACCAAAGGTACAAGTGCCTATGACCGGGGCATGAAGCTCATCAACGACGCACTGGACATTTCTGCTGATGTGGAACCGTCTGTGAGCGACATGATGTTCCTTGGCACACCAAATCTCATGCGCGAAGCGTTTAATGTCGTGGGGGATATTGGTCGTGCGATGCCATCGTTAGCTGGACGCACCGTAGAAAGCACCAAAAACTCTCTGTCGAACGCCCCGTCGGATCTGAAATCCATGGCGCTCAGCCTTTTGCGGCTGGACAACCTTAACACCATTTATGGGAAAGAACTGCCTTCTATCCAGACTCTGACCGACAACATCGAGTTGCGTAACGGAATGCAGGAGAAGGCGATTGCGGAAATCAATAAGAACTACAAGTTCTTTGCGGAAACGCAGAAGAAATTCCCGGCTCAGTTTAAGGTCATGGAAGACATGGCCTACGATGCTCGCTTGGAAATGGCGGACCCCAAAGATCCAGACTTCCTAAAACAGACTGGGCTGAGCGCCAAACAACAGCAGGAATATCGACGGCTGCGCAACATCTACAACTCCTTACCCGCAGATGTGCGTAAGACCTACGACATGATTCGGGACGCTTACACTAAGGCGATTGACGACTACGAAGCCATGCTGGTGGGCGATCCCGACAAAGGTATTCCGGGACTTGTCGATTCCTCAGTCGCTGCCAAACTTAAGCTGCAATTCCAAGCCAAGAAGCGGCAGATTGCCTACATTCCATTTCTGCGTAGGGGCGACTTCTGGGTTGAGTACGACATGGACGGGGAACGTGCGGCTTCCGCTTTCCAATCAATCCGTGAGCGTGACCGCTTTATCCGGCAAGAACTTGCGCCCAAGGGCGTCCAATACCGGATGTACCAGAACATTGAGAACCAAAGCTTCCAACAGGGTACGTTGCCACCGACCAGTTTCATCGTGGGGGTGATGGCGGACCTAAACAAGCAAGGCGCTAGTCAAGAGATTAAAGATAACGTCTATCAGGCGTATCTGGCGCTGTTCCCCGCTGCATCCATCTCCAAGAACTTTATGAAAGCCGACAATGTTCGGGGTATGGAGCGGGATGTTGCACGGGGGTATGCGGAGACCATGGTTAAATGGTCCCGTAAATTGGCTAATACCAAGTACGCTGGTCCTATCAATCAAGCGTTCGACGCTATTGACGGGGAAGCTGAAGCGGTAAATGACCCGAGTGTATATGCCGCTGCGCAGAATATTCGTAACCGGCAAAACTTTATCAATAACCCAACGTATAACAAGCTAACGTCCGCAGCCACGAGCCTTAGTTATTTCACGTTCATCGCGGGTAACGTGTCCTCGGCACTGGTGAACTTATCTACGTTGCCTCTGTTCGCATGGCCTATGCTGGGGGGACGGTTTGGGTTTGATAAAGCTACGTTTGCACTGACGGGCGCGACAAAAATTGCGAGTATGTATGCGCTCAAAAAGAAGGTTCCGGGTAAGTACGCAAGGCTGTTTGATGTATTAAATGACCATGCGCAGTTGGAACATACGATGGCGCGTGAGGTGCTTGAGGGGCGTAGGCAAACCACCGCAGATTATCTGGGGTTCAAAGCTAGGGTAATGGACCTCATCTCTAAGCCGTTCCATATTTCTGAGGTGATGAACCGGGGGGCTACCGCAATCGCGGCGTATGAGTTGGCGCTGAAGGGCAATCCCGCGCTGAAGATCCCGGCTATGAACGAGGCGGATGCCATCAGGTATGCGCTGAGCGCCGTGAAAGATATGAACACGTCAGGCTTGTCTGCCAGCGCCTCGACATACATGCAGCACCCGCTTGGTCGCGTGATGCTTACGTTCAAGTCGTTTGCGTGGAACCAAGCTGCGTTGATCGCACGGGCCTTCCATCAGAGCGTTAAGGGTGAGTCCCCTGAAGTTCGCAAAGAAGCCTTTAGGCAACTAGTCGGCACCTACGGAATGGCGATGGCTCTTGCGGGGGCCAACGGGATGCCCTTTATGGGGGCCGCTTCGGTTTTGGCGAACATGATTAACGCCCTGCTCGGAGATGATGACGAGCCGTTTGATTTTGATGTGCTGATGCGCCAATGGACAAATGAGTTGTTCTACAAAGGGTTGCCCAACTACTTTCTGAATTTGGAAGTCTCTAACCGTATCGGTGTGGCAAACGATCTACTCTTCCGTGATGACCCCCGTGGCGTTGCTGAGGATGGCTACGTGATGACTGCGCTTAGGCAGTTGGCTGGCCCTCTTGGGTCTTACGCAGTGGGCGTTGAGAACGGGGCAAAGCTTATGCGGGAAGGCAACGTGCAGCGGGGGATTGAGGCCGTACTTCCCAGCTTCTTACGGAATGCGCTGAAGGGTGCGCGGTATATGTCCGAGGGCGCACTTACCCTCAAAGGCGACCCGATTGTCGATGATGTTTCCGTGTACAACGGAGTCATGCAGATGCTTGGGTTTACTCCCGCAGACCTGTCTCTTGCCTACGAAGATGTATCTATGCGGAAGGGGTATGAGCGAGAGATCTTGGCGCAGCGCAAGCGGTTGCTGGATAAGAACGAGATAGCCCGCACTACCGACGATTACGACTTGATGGAAGAAGTCCGGGAAGAGATCGCTCGGTTCAACGACAGGCGCATCGACCCGAAAGCGCGGATCAGTTCCGATACCCTGCGGCGGTCCATAAAGGCAAGGGAAGCTGCCGAGAAGAGCATGATCAACGGGGTGCGTTTTAATAAGCGGCTGATGCCCGAAATCACCGACCTGCTGGAAGAGGAGTGAAAAAAACCCCGGCATTGCGCCGGGGTAACATCTTCTCTAGGAGGAGAAGGAGAGTGCAGTGCGATTATAGGCTACACCCTCCAGACCCGCAATCCATATTTCCCGTTCTCAATAACGTGTTTACACAAGATACCCACCTTCATACGGCGTGCTTCTGATTCTACAAACCGCTGCGTGAGTTTGCGGTCGATACAAGGCACGAAGAACGACGTGTCTGGTTGGAATTTAGCCCAATCAATCAGTAGTGGTAGGCCCAGTATCTTCATCTTTGAGTAGCACCGTATCGTCAAAGAACTCCAATCTGGAGGTATCGAAGCACAGGCAGTTCACCGCAGCTTGGGTGTTGGCGACAGTGCCAGCGGTCATGCGTTTTTTCTTGATCTCCACCAGCGCCTTAGTCTTGTGATACGGGGCCAGTGATTCATCAAAGTTCATAAAGTTCTTGGCGCAATCATCCCGGTACGCCTTGGTCATTACGTACAGCATCTTGGTATCTGGTTCGTATCGTGCGGTCAAAGCCCCACGGGGTTCGCGGATCGGGCCGTGCTCAAGGCCGGTGTGCTTATCACTCTTGCCGTTGATTACTAAAATCTCGTGGAAGTGACGTTGCAGGAACCCGCCGAGGTACTCATCAGCGTCGAACATGTGCTCCCGATTTTTTGCACGTGTGGTCTGTATGAGATTGATCCCAAAGTCGAACACCGGCTTTATCTCAATATCGTGCAGCCCCAGCTTCTTAGCGATAGACCCTCCAGTTACAGCAAGCATCACCGCTGTTGACCAGTACCGTTCTGTGTTGCGCACCGTTGCGGCGGCATCGACTTTCTCGTGAATACCCCGCATCATGTCCTGTACTGACGGTAGCTGAGAAACAATAGTTTGAGCGAACGGCTCGGCGGCATGCCCGTAGTTGGTCAGCAGTTGCGCGAAGTGGTTCCGCGACCAGCTTGTATCTGCCCCCTCTTCCGGCTTTATGGGGATCTCAAGAACACGGTTCAACTCCCCATCTGGAAAGCTCTTTATAGAGAGTAACGCGTCGGGGACTGACCTATTGCTTGAAGAAATTACACAGGTAGCAAAGCTTGTGTGGTTCAGGCGCTCAGCGTTTTCATGCTGCCTCATCCGGTTCTTACCTCGGCTGGATGTCACGTCATAAATCTGTTGGGACATTTGATCCGGCGGCATATTGGTGATTTCGTCCAGAGTCACGGCGAAATTACGCATGGTCCCAAAGCGTTGCATGCGGGAGTTGTATGTATCTTTTGGGTACAGCAGGAGTTCTTTGGGTCTGCCGTAGATACTGTTGATCGCATGCAGAACCGTAGTCTTGCCTGACCCTGACTCGCGGCTCATCAAGTTGAGCAAGAAGCCATCGAGCGGCGTGAACTTCATCAGCATAGCCCCAAAGCCCATGAAGAATGCGAATGCGCGGCCCTCCATTCCGGGTCTGTTGTATGCGTTGATGATGTCTTTCCACACGTGGAAATCACCTTTGGCGGTGAACAACGGCACCAGCGGTAGTGTCGGTGTGGAGGGGGGACTGTAGACGATTTCAGTCGCCCGAATCTCCCGGTCTCCAAGAATGATGGCTGAATTATCATCAACCCACCCGAACTGCTTGTGCGCTTTTTCTGCTTGAGAATTCATTTGTAGCTCCTCTACCCACTTAGTCACGTACCACATAAGAATGTCCTGCTGCTTGCTTAAAACGGCGACGCCTTTGGATGCGATTGCTTCCCTAAACTTGTCTTTTGCCAGTACCGATGCCAGCGGCATGATGAACTCCCTCACCCCGTCCTTGGGTAAGTGCAGCCGCAAAAGCAAAGTCTCCCCGGCGTCCGGGTCCAGCATTCGTTTGACGACGTAAAAGTCGTATGGATAAACAACTTCGTCTTTGTCGTTTCCGTCCGCATCTTTGCTGCGAATGAACACACCCCCGCTCTTGCCCCTGAAGAATGGGAACGGATACTTCGGGACTACATATTCTTTTACTTCCTGTGTAGCAGCTTCGACCCCGACGACCTTGCTGTCCTCTTCGGTTGCCTCTACGATCTCTTTCCCAAGTTGTATGGGGGACGTGATCTTGAGTGTGCAGCCTTCGCACAGGCTCGGGTTTAAGCGTTTGAACGTCTCACAGGTGTATGGACCCTTTGTCTCGTTGGCTTTCCTCTCGGTATCCTCGGCGTTGTACTCCGGGTACCCCTTACTGATCGCGTGGATTGCTTTATCTCTGTCCACACATTGCTGCGCAATCGACAGTCCCGCCCGCCATAGTGGCTCGTCAATCGTGGATTGGTTCTCGTAGATGTTCGCTATCTGTGCGCAGCCGGTGCCTTCTACCGATTTAATCAATATGGTCTTGAACCGAGACTGGCTTGACCCCATCAGGGCGAGTGTTACCGGGTCCAGCGGGCGTTTCTGAAACGTCTTTGTCAGTGCCTCTAGTACGTCCTCATCTGGCTTGAGGAGTTCCGCCATAACTTCATTGGCTACGGGCGGCGCTACATACAGAAAATCTACCGGGATCGGATTAGTCGGATCTTTTACGTGCAGCGTGAGCGGTACTCGCAGCACCCGTGCAGCATCGGCGGGAACTGCGTAATCAATATCAAACTTGTCTGCGGTACACAGCTTCTTTAGCTGCTCAGCTAACGGCTTCCACTCGGTGCGTGGCATGGCTTCTTCAAGCACCCAGTAGACATGCGCACCCCGCCCGGATCGAATCAATGTCGGGCGTGGAAGTTTGTGCGTCCTACAAAATGCTTTGAGTGCGACTAGCCCATCTTCCAACGTGTCGTATGGCTTACCGGGACCACAATCGAGGTCAATAAAAAAGCTCTTCAGAGATACCGCATTTGCAGCAAACCGCCCATTTTTGGCAGCAGCAAACTTCGCCACCGCAAAAAATACGTTAAAGCCTTCATCCCCAAGGGCTGTGGACTTCGCATCGAGATCATCAAGGTCAATCGCGGGGCGCTGCTTAACTACTTCCCGGTTGTTGACTATCTTTAGACCCCAGCTAAAGTAGCACTCCCCTTCGTCCAGAGGCGGGAGTATTAATTGTAAAAACTCCTTGCGTGAAAGCATGGCCGTCCTTAACGCGCCGTCAAAGAGAGGTTGGGCAGGGGCGTGACGGCGACACCCTTTTCGGTAGCGAACCTAGCCCCCTCAAACCTTCAAGCTAACTTCTTTATTAGCTCACTCATACGATCTTGGTGCTTATCGGAAACAACAGACACGCCGCTAAACCAGTTGTATACGGTCACGCGACTAACACCGAAATACTTGGCTATGTCTTTTACGGGGATGTCGAGCCGCACACATAGCTGCGCGAGGCGCACTCCCAGTAGCTTCTGATCTGCATCGTCAATCGTCTTGATGGTTGTCAGTGAATAGCCAGTAGGCATTACTGATCATCCCACTCGTCAAGGATCTTGCTCAGGTCTTTCTTTTCTGCCGGTGCTTCATCTTTCTTTGCGGCTCGTTTTACCGGCTCTTCTACAGCTTCGACCTCTTCCGCTACCTGCGCTGACGGTTTAGCCTCCAGCCTCGGGGCAGCTTTTACTCCGTCCGCTTCTGCAACCGTCATAGTGATAGCGCGTTTCGCTGCGGGGGACGCCCCTTGCTGGATGACTGTCTCATGCTCGTGTGGCTCCAGCACACGAACCGGTTTGAACGTAAGCTTGGGCGTCGCGCTGCTGGTGTCGAACCGCATCTCAGTCACTACCGCCGTGACCGGCACGCCTTTGCTGCCAATCATCTTTGCGTACATCTGCAACGGCCATTTACCAGCTTCGCCGCTACCGAAAATTGATGCCCCCGGAAGGGTAAGCTGAAACACGTCGCCACCAATGTCGTTGGCTAATACGACTGCCAGCCTTTGACTGAAGCGGCATGCACGGCTCTCGCCCTGACCGGAACCTTTAGCGTTCTGCGGGCAATCGAAACACCGCTTAGCTTGTGGGTTCTTAGCCTTGTCACTGGGTGTATCCCCATTGGCCGACCAGCAGTCGGGAGCAGTAACTTCACCGCCTTCGGAATACTGCTTAGCGTAGAACGTGCGCGATACCTTCTCGGCTGCGGCTGCGATCACCACATTCATAGCGCGATCTTCGTTCTTGGCGACTTCTTTGCCGTTGACCATCATGCGCCACACACCGCCCTTGATGGAAATCCTCTTGGACTCACCGCCGCTTGAGCCGCCCATCAGGGCTTTGGTAGCGTCATCCAGTTGAAGTTCCTTTAGGTAGGAAGGAAGCCCTTGGTCCAGCACTGCGAGTTCGTTGCTCATTTGTTGCTCCTTAGAAAGTAGTGGGTTGTGCGATTGCGCGGGTGAGGGACATAAAACCTTTTTGTAGGTCAGTTTTGGCGATGGCGACCCAACGTTTGTCCGTTTCGCCCATCTGGTCTAGCGATACGATGAGTTCCCCGGCTTTTGCGGCCAGTTCCTTCACGCCGTTTATGCAAGCGATCTCGTGCTCATTGAGTTCACGGCACCCCTTAATTTCTCGGTGTTGGTTTTCCATTGCACTCTCCTTAGCGTTTGACAATCACAACTGTTTGAGACACATCCGCGTTTAGCCCCGGAGGATGTAGATCGGGGTTCTCTTCGAGAAACTGCTCCATGTTCGCCGTGTTGATGCGTTGGTACAGCAACTGCATGGCGTCTTGGTCTTTGACGAATTTATAGAAAGCATCCCAGTCGGTAGGCCAAAACCGCTTGGACGTTCTTCTTGAGACGGTTCCGTATTCGGTGCGTATCGTAGAGGCACCCTGCTCTTTGCAGATCTCCAATAACTGTTTGGCAATTATGTCTAATTGCTCTTCCAGTTCCTTGTCCTGCTTAGCAAGTTCCCTACGTCGCTCACGAATCTTGACGTAGACTTTTGTGAGTTTGTCGGCGGTACACGCCTCTGTTTCTTCGATCACTGCACTCTCCTTCGCTTGTAAAAGGAACCCCTATTATAAGGGTGTGGTTTACATTGTCAAGTATCTTCGATCACATTTTTATAAAGGTCTATGACCCTCGTGTGGATGTCCACTTTTTCTGACAGCATCTTGTAGACACGATGCTCGACAGGGCTTCCTCGTAGATGCACCACCGTACAGGGGTTGCGTTGCCCAGCGCGATGCACTCGTGCATTGGCTTGCAAGTACGTTTCGATGGAGGTGATCGGCCCCCACCATACTACGACATTCGCGGCGTGTAGCGTCACACCATGTGCGGCGGCTTGTGGTTGGATCACAAGCACTTGAGGGTCGGGTTCCGTCTGGAACCGCGCAAAAATCTCGGTGCGCTTAACGGCGCTGACTCCACCGTGGATGACCTCGGCTGCAATCTTACGCTTCTTAAGTTCGTCCGAGATGATCTCAATCGCGTGTTTGAACGGCACGAACACGATCACCTTATGACTCGCCTCGTCGATCACCTCGATCAGTGCTTCCATGCGGTTCTTCGCATCGAACGCAACTACCTCCCCAGTATCGGAGTAGACTGCGCCACCTGACAACTGCAAGAGCTTGTTCAGATTCGCGGCTGCGTTGACCGTGGTGATCTCTTCACCCGCTGCTACCGTCATCATGTTCTTACGGATGGCTTCGTAGAATTTCTTTTGTTGTGCAGTCAGTGGTACGTCCCGGTTCACGTAGGTCATGTCCGGAAGGTCGAGGCACTCTTCCTTCGTAAAACGTATTGCTGGTTGCAGCGCATCGTGTACTGTTTCTTCTGAGTTGCGCTTGGGCACCCACTTGAACTGTGTGATCTTGAGCATCACCATGTCACGGAACGCGCCGAAAAACTTGGGCACTCTGCTCGGCACGATGAGCTTGGCAAGCCCGTAAGCGTCCGTCGGTGACTGCGAGGCCGGGGTACCGGTCAACATCCAAACCCAAGTGTCGGCTCTAATTAAACTGGCCAGCGCCTTCCATCGTTTTGTGCTGACGTTTTTGTAGGAGTTTGCTTCATCGACCACGATCAGATCAAAAGCCGCAGCCTCGATCTCGTCTCGGATAATCTCCACCCCGTCGTAGTTAATGATAACGAACTCTGCATCGCTTTTAATCGCCTCGACGCGCCGCTCTTTGGAATAGCTATGGGCTATAGCTACTGTCCGGTGCATAGCGAACTTAAATAGGTCCGCTCCCCATGCTGACTGCATGATCGACAACGGACAAAGCACAAGCACCCGCTTAATGTGCCCTTCATTCAGTAGGTAGTCCGCAGCCCAGATAACGCTTGAAGTCTTGCCGGTGCCCTGTTCGTTAAAACAAAACGCCCGTCGATGCAAGGTCAGGAACGATGCGGTTTTCTTCTGATGGTCAAACGGTTTATACAACCCCGGCCATGCGTACTTGGCGCTAATCGGGGAGGGTACATTCTTGATGCGCAGATTCTTTAGCACCTGCGCTTCTTCCAGCCCCCACTTGACCAGCACTTCGCCTGAATCCAGCACCTTGGACTTCGGGATGACGGTTGTTATGCGGTTGGGTTCTCTGACCCTTAGCAGCAACGCTTTATCGTCTATGATTTGCACTCTTTCCCCATACGCCGACAGGCCGAAAGTGGTATTTCCACTCTCAGCCCAGAAACTGCTCTAGTTGTACTGCGTACTACTTTGCTTCGCGCTTGCTACGTTCGGACGTGAGGTTGCCCTTGCTGTCCCTGCGAAACGATCTGTTCTTCGCTTTGGATTCTACACGAACTCCGTCCTTCGTGGAACCCCCCTTGTCGATAGCCTTCGTATGGGCTACGTCCATGCCATCGCCCTTACGTACTTTGCCTTCGCGTAGCAGTTTGCGTCGGGCCGCGTTACGCTGGGCACGGTTCTTCTTTTGTTGCTCGGAGCCTTGATACGACTCATACTCATGGTCGTAGTTCCGGTCAGCTTTGTTCTTGTACGGCATCGCACACCTCTAATAAGTAACTTTGCCATTATGCACACAGTCCTTCACCGCGCAATACTGGGCGCAGGTGAAGTTGGGGCGCGGGTTCCACACGTTTAGCTCCATCGCCTTTTCCAGTCGGCTTACGTCCTCAATCCACTTCAGCCACTGCGCCCCGGCACTGCTTTTATTGTATTCGGCCTTAATGAATTCGTTGGCAACCACAAACAACAGCCCCGCCTTGATCCGTTTGACTTGTGGGAAGTGTTTGAAGGTTGCCAGCGACAGGATCTCCAACTGCTTGGTGTCGGCGTATTTAGCGGACTTGCTTGTTTTGTAGTCAACGATGTAGGCGCTATCGCCACGCAGCACAATCAAGTCGGCAATTCCACGCCACCAAACATTTTTATCGGAGAACTTACACGGTTGCAGATCCCGTGTCATCCCCATCCTGTACTCGCACAGCTTCTCGCCGTCCATGTCCCGTAGCTTAGTGAGCGGGGCCAGCATTTCTTGGTACTGCACGGGGATCGGAGTGCCATCTTTGATGAAGTGTTCGGCTGCACTGTGTACCTTCGTGCCGAAATGCAGGTGTTCCTGATACGGCTCCACAACATCTTTCTTTACCTTAATCCGGTAATACTTGTGCGGGCACAGCTTAAACGAATCAAGCGCCGAGTACGACCATTTAACATTCGCCATAATTACTCCCTACTCCTGACTCGCAGTTTAACGGTAGTGTTTGCGCCCAGTCTGGACGCCATCGCATACATTCTTCCACGTAGGCTTGCGCCACTGCGGCTTCTTCTACAGGCGCGATACAAGCAACTGCGTCGTGAACCGTCAATACCACGCGGTACTTATTGCTGATTTTGAGCATCTGTTCGGCAATCACACACCGGGCAACTGCTTGACAGATGTTCTCTACCAGCTTACCGCCGTAGATCTTGGTCGGTCCCTTACGGGTCTTGTACTCGTACTGCTCCTTACCCTCAGCGTCCGTTACTTTGGTCAGCCCCTCGTATCGTTGCCATAACCCGCTGGGGAGCTTAAATCCGTATTCCCTTGGATCAAACTGCACTGCGTCTACATCGCCAAAGCTAGAGGCGTTGCCGGTAATAATAGCCTCGATACACCGCTGCCCTTGGCTCCACAGTTTCGGGATCTTGGCATACGTAGTGCGGTACACCTCGATAATGCGCTTAGCTTCATCAAGTTCTATATCAGTACCAAACGTCTTTAGCTGCGCTTGGAACTTGACTGCGCCCATGCCGTATCCGGCACCGAGGATTGTGGTCTTGCCTACAAATCGCTCATCTTTGGAGATTTCGTCTTCTGCTTTGTTGTAGATAGCAGCAGCCATGATCTTGTATACGTCCTCTCCCCTGTCGAACGCACGCACCAAAGCAGTCTGCCCTGCCAGCCACGCCACCGTCCGCGCTTCGATCTGGCTTGAGTCGCAGTCGATTATCACGTACCCCTCCGGGGGTTTGATAGCGGCTTTCAGCTTACCGGCGTTCTGCCCCCGGCTTGGCAAGTTTTGCAAGTTGATCTTGTCGTCACCACCCCACCGTCCAGTGTGCGCGGCGTAATACTTGATGGGTACAGGTAGCTTGCCCCGCTTGCTTATATCAATAAACCGTTGGGTGCGGGTTTCTTCCAAAGTTGTTTTAGTGCCCAGCCTCGCTGACACCAGCGCCTGAACTCTTGGGTCGTCATGCTCGGCTAACGCTTTGAACTCCTCGTCGGTTTTCGCAAACGCCCAAGTTTCTTTTCCAGTACGGGCGGAGATCTTGCGTGGA